GCCAAAGCCCACGCACGGGGCCAGTACCAACTGGTGTAATTAAACGAAGCCCAGGCGCACGGTTCAGAAAAGCAGGCTCTAGTCCGCCCTCGGCGACCACCTCGGGAAACAAATTGACCATGCGGTTGTTTGCAGCGTTGATGCTGCGCGCCACATACGCCGAGCCGAGGATAGGCGATTTCATTAGTAATTGCCCGCAAAGATGTTGAAGCGCTGACGCGTTGCAACAATTGAGTACGGCAACGACATAATATCGTCAGGGTTGTTGATGCGTTTGAGATTGCGCTTAGAGTACATGGCAATGCGCGACACTTGGGGGCTGGGCTCAACACCAAACTCAGGTGCAATCTCACACGCCAAGTTGTACTTAAACGCACGAAGATAACCTGGCGGGAACGCCAAAGGCGTGGACAACAACGCAGCAGTAGTCAGTTCCTCGACCGACACAATGTGCCATTCCAACACCTTGGTAGGCACCGGATAGACAGTCATCGTAATGTCGGGGTAAGTCATGTTGACAAACATGACTTGTGGGTAGGTTGACGTCACGGTCTTGACCGCAATGCCGTTGTACTGCTGTTGGTTGATTAGCTTAATGCCAAACGAAATGTTAGATGACGGGTCACGAAAGTAAGTTGAGTCATCTACCAAAATAGGGCGGTTACCTACAAAGTCGCCCGTGGGGCCGAGAGTGCGTGTGGCAAAGTTTGGTGCCCAAGAGAAGACTTGATCTTGCGTTGAGAACACCGACAAACGCTCGGTATTCCATGAGTCGATCATCTGATTGAGTGCGGCTAACGCATCATTAGCGGTCGCAGCAGACGGTTCTTCACCTTCAGCCAGTTGACCGATTAGGCGTAGCGCCCCATTGATTTGATCACCGGCTGTGGTTGTAGTCATACCTACTCCGTTTTACGACGTCGTTTTAGCTCATTCACAGGCGCAGCCTCTACTTTAGGCGCGTCTAAATTATATACTTCCCACCCGTTTTTGACGTCCTCTTCGGCTTCCACATCGGAAATTGCCACTTTGTTGCCGTGTACGGGGTGCTTGAGGTAAATGTGCATTCAGAATCCTTGTGCGAGGGGCGAGGATCGCCCGCCCCTCTTTGCATTAACCTGCGACGCGCAAGGCGACGTAGGTATTCTCAGCGGTCTTGCGAACACGCCAATTGCAAGAAGTGTTTGCCGAAACAGCAGCAGTTCCAACCAAAGTCACGCCGGTGTTAGCCGTGACCGTAGCAGCGTTTGTGCCACCAATGTTGATAATGAAAAAGTCAAAACAGCTATTGACTTTCATGCTTGGGAAAGCAGCTTCTAGAGCTGTACCCAAAGGCATTGTTAACGCAGCAGCAGCACCGTTATAGGTGATGATGCCGGTTGCCAATTCAGCAGCAGTCAGAGTGGCTGCGGCTGTTTTAGCTGTAGGAGTCACTTGCGTGACCATGTTGATTTCGGTTTCGTTACCGTCGCCGAACTGATAACCGCCTGCGCCATTTGGAAGAGTTGGCATGATGAAATTCCTTTGAAAAGTTTAGAAAATGGGGGCTTGCGCCCCCACTCTGTTTAGCCCCACAGACGGACGGCGGTGACCGGACGAACCGCGTTAAAACCATATAAGACATCGATACGACACGGCATACGGTCGTTGTTGATGTCGTACTGACGTACGATACGCAACGAAATACCGTTATGCACTTGGCGTGAAGCCATGTCAACACCCTGTGGCAACAGCAAGTCAGCAGTCGCTAACGTGATCGCATCTTTGTGATAGATCAAGTTTTGCGGGTACGCTGTAGCCGATCCACCCAAAAACGTCAGCACAGCGCTAGCTGCTGGGAACGCGCTGATGGTAGCCAAGGCGTTAGCCGAGGTAAACATAGGTGGTTGAACTGACAGAGTTGCGGTAGTTGTTGACGAAACAGTTACGTCAGCAGTTACGACAAACTGTTGCAGCGAACCAGTTGTTTGACGGGTTTGTGGGTTGACTGCAAACACGCCAGCGATAGTGAACACGTCACCAATCTTAAACGTGGGTGAACCGTTTGTGAAGCTGATGTCAAGCGATGTTGCACCTTGGGTAGTCACAGCAGTTGCCACGATTGGGGCAGTTGGTGTAACACCGGTGGTGTGCTGAACAATCGACTGCGACATATTGATCTCGTCTAAACCCAATACGCCTTCGCCCATCATACCGTTCTTGAACTGACGGCTGATAGTACCAGTTGGGTTAAACAGACCTTTCAAGCCCTCGACCAAACCGGCGTTGGCGGCTGGGTTAACAGTCGCATAACGTGGGCTCATGGGGGTGGCAAACTCGTTGAGTTTCTGTTGTGCTGCAAGCAAAACAGCAGAAGTCGAAGGAGTCGAGCCAGGAGTGCCTACTGAGTTGTAAATGCCTTTGTAGGCAGTTGCCACGTCAGCGTCAACGCTTGATGCCAATTGCGACACACGGGGCTTGAGAACGCGTTCTGCGAAGTCATCCAATTGCATGGTGAGTTCGGCAGACGTGAAGTTCACGCCAATGTGCTTTTGGGTTGAAACAGTCAAAGTTGTGAACTGTTCGTTGTCGTCTTGCACTTGCAAGGCAGCACCGTCAGTTACCAACGCGCGGTCGGGTAAGCGAATACGCAGGGTTGAACCGATTTTTGCGCCTTCAACGGCGAATGAATCGTCGTACTGACGATTGACGTTGCGACTGATCACCAAGTTGTTCTCGAGAATTTCGAGGGATTTACGGGTGATCATGTCAATGGTTAGAATGCTATTTGCCATGATAATTCCTAAAATAAGTTAGCGGAGGTTACGCGCTTCGTGCTTCTTTATCTGTCGCAATCTTTCGGCCTCAATCCACTCGGAAGTAGACATTGACTTGATAGAGCGTGGATCAGTCGTATCGTATGCCGGTGAGCCGGTAGTACGGGCTGAAACAGGTGAAATAGGCGCTGGTGCGTTGGACGTCTTTTTGACCGGTGGGTTTGCGGCTAACTGCGCCTCAATCTTCCCAATCTCTTTGGCTTGCATGATAGGCGAAAGACGTGAAATCCGTTCCGCTTCTCGGGGGTTTGCACCTAAGTGATAAGCCACTTCGGGGCCATTGTCCGAGGCCTGAATGGTTTGGGCCATCACGGTAGTAATTGGCAGATTCGGGTTGTATGCGACTTGTTCAAAGTCCTCATACTTCGCACGAACTTCCTCTTCCTTGTCGTGATAGGTTTCGAGTATTTCAGCTTGCTGCTTGCGCTGCTCGCGCTCGGCTAGTTTTTGCTCCGCACGTTGTTCTGCCAAGGCTTCGACATAATCTTCGTTTGAGGCAAACTGCTCGGGCGTGACCGGTGCTTGAGGCGCAACAGGTTGAACCGCTCTTTCCCTTTCCCACTTTCGCTGCTCGCGTGCGAGCCGCTTGCCGATGGCTGCGTCTAATTCCTCTTGTGAAAAGGTCTTAGGTGCTGCTTCGGGTACTTCCGGCGCAGATACTTCAACAACCGGTTCTGCCGTAACTTCCGGTGCTGGCGCGGGTACTTCCGCTGGGCTTACTTCGTCTGACATTTGTAACTCCGAGGAGTCCTGGTGGATCGCACCAGTACGATTAGTATATTACTTAGATTCTGCGGGTGCAACATAATTTGGATCATGCGCCCAAACCACGGGGGGCAGGGCGGCTAACTGATCAACAGTTGTTGTTGCTTCAATAGCAATCACTTGCGCTCTACATTGGATGCGAATATCTTCACGCCATGTGTTCCATGCAGGAGGGATTAAAGACTTTGTTTCGTAGCCTTTGATGACCATCCAGTCGGTTGGCAAGAGGATTGAGTACGCTTGGGCTTGCACAGCGTTGACCGCTTGCATTTGGCACTCAAACAGGTCTTTAGGCGTAGCGGTGTAGTTGATCTCAACGACTGTGCCGGTGTAGACCGGCGCGTCTTGGCTGACCCAATAGTATTGGTCGTTTGCGGGTGTGCCGTAGACCACATCAACCATGCCGATGTTTGCTTTCTCAGCGGGTGAGGATAGGTTGCACCAGTTGGCGGGGTACTGCACCGAATCCCACTCAAAGGCTGAGCCAGCGGGTACTAGGAGGGCGATTAAGCCGTTGGAGATTATTGCAAACATAACTACCTCGCTAAACTATTACGAAAAGGATTTTCTGCAAACGTCATGTAAATGTAAGAAGACCCTGAACCGTTAATTCCATCATAAGTTCCACGCAATTTAAAGCCATTGCTTAGTATGTCTATATTGACAGTGCTAATGGTATCTTCTGCGTTATTTAAATTTGCGTATAAATTAGCATCCGCAATATTTGATATATTTCTAGTTGTATCTTTTATAACCCAATTGCCAAAAGTTACAGATGAACTCGCTTTAATCATTATCAATTTGGGTCTAAACCCTGTGTACACAAACGTGCCATCAGTCGAGCCATTACCTACATATTTTCCGAAGCTGGAATAGCCCTCTATGGGTGTCCAGCAATAAGCAACATAAGTGTTAGACGATTGGTTTGTGCCGGTGCCGCTACCAATAGAAAATACAGAATTAGTTGGGGAGGTGTTGTTCCAGTACAAAATATTGGCGGTAGATGCGTTTGTTAAATCAAGAAACATTGCATTGGTATTGCCAAGGCTTTGATGATAAACAACCCAATTGTTTGTTGTGCTGCGTACTTTTGCAATTATTAGTTGCGGCGCAACACCAAGCCCATGCCCAACAGTCGCATTAGCACCCGTGCCCGTATACGTCACCACGCTAAACCCAGCAGACGCATTAACGCTAACTTGCGATGTGATTGAGCCGTTGGTGTTGCTTGATGATGTGCCTTGCCCTGCTTGCCATTGCCAGCCGACGAAACTTCCGCCGTTTATGTTTATGTCGTTTTGATTGCCTAAACTGAAACCGTTAGAGTTAAAAGAAGTCAAATTGTTAGCGTATGTTGCTTCGGCGCTTGTCAAATTTGACTCTAGTGTTTTTGTTGCACCACGAACAGAATCAAGTAAAAAATGCCAATATGTATCGTTGCGGCTTTTTAACCAAACAAAATCAGGTCTAAACGCCGCCGTATTAACAATGTTTTGATTTGCACCCGTACCCGTATACAAGGTCGCATCCATCACCGTGTTGCCCTTGACGATGGTGCTTGTCGGAAGATTGAACGTGTTCAGGGCTACAAAGCCTATGGGGGGTGTGTATTGAAACGGACGTTGACCGAAGTTGACCTGCCATGTTGCTGTGTTGCCTTGAAACATGGGACGCATATTGTTTTGCGCCATGCCAACACTTGTAATTTGACCTTGGCTTGTGCCATTTACAAAAAACTCTAGTGTGTCATTTGTTACGTCAAGTGCGACCCCAATCGTATCTCCAGCAGCAAATCCACTGCCGTAAGATGTAACCGTACCCGCAAGATATTTTTGACTGTTATTTTGCATGGCAAATACGGAAGTAGACCATCCTTGGTTTGATAGAAAATATGTGTTGTTTTCTACCCCAACATAAGTTGTACCCGTTGCCCTCGCCGTACATTTTCCTTCCCAATACCATTTGCCTGATTTGGCACTTATTGTTCCGTATACGGTTTGTGCGCTCAAAGAGGGTGTATTTAAATTACCATCAACAAGTGCCGGTGCTGCTGCCATCAACGGATTCAACACAGCAAAGTTAGCCGCAGTCGCAGACGTGAGCGTAGGCACATCCGTCATGGAGTCATACGTCACACCAGCCGTGATGGAGATGTTGTTAGTCGTCCAGTAATTGCCGTTGCCTGAGAAGTCTTTACCCAAGCCTACGTTGCTGCTTGTGGTCAGCGCAGAGTTGTCCGTAAACGGCAAATAAAAACCGTTTGTGCCGTAAGAACCCGTGTATGCTGCGGGTTGCCATACGCCTGTAAGAGCGTTGGTTGAGCCGAATGATGAGGGGGTTAGGGCTTGACCGTCGATGAAGTTGACTTCGGTTAGGTAACCGTCAAAATAGCTAGAGTTGTTTGCTAATCTGCCAATATTGTGCAAAGCAGTAGAATTAATTGGAAAATCAGTATTTTGTGCAGGATAAGTTGCAGTTGAAAATGCTGTGATTTGTGTTCCGTTTAAATACACTTTAATTCTATTTGCCGCAGTTGCTTGAGTTGTATCTACAGAAAATACAATATGATAATAAGCAGACGGATCACGAAATACTTGTGTTGTTATTAATTGAACGTTAAAAGCCGATCCGCTAGTGTTAAATAAAAAATTTAATGTGTTGTCTGTTTCAAAATAAAATCCACCTCTAGGAACACCTGCACTACCTGAAGCTATATCAAAAATACTTTGTTGGGTAGAAAGTGCCCCACGTTTAAGCCAATTGCTCCATGTCCAAGTTTTTTGGTTTGAAGTCGTTGCAGGAGTCCGACTTAAATACGCTGAAGCTGAATTACGCAACCGCAGCGAGCGTGTAAGGTTGTAGCTAGGAGCCGCAGAGTTGCTTGCCAATATCGGAAACATTAAGCCACCGCCTGTGAGATACCTTGTTGATACAGGTTTGTGCCATCAGAACGGAAAGTAAAATAGTCCTTTGCACCGGCAGCGGTCGAAAGCGTAGGTGCAGTACCCGCAGCCCACTTAAACACCGAGTTCCAGGTAAGCGTATTGCTACCAGCGTTTTGGATAACCGCTAACGCATAGAACGCACCGTCTTTCAAGTTAGTCGGTGCGCCAAAGGTGCGGTTGGTCGATACGAAAGTAAAGGTGGCAACCTGGTTGACCGTATCCCACGCAATCGTAGCTGCATCAGTCAGAGCGGTGTTTGCTGCCCAACCGACTGTGACTTTAACTTCAGCAGGGGCAGTTGTACCGATAGGTGGCGGTGACACCAAACTTAACGTGCCACCAAGGGTCAAGCTGCCCGACGATGTCACCGTACCGGTCAAGGTCAAGCCGTTGACTGTGCCTGTACCGGCGACAGAGGTCACCGTACCTGTAGCCGCTGTTGTCCATGTGGGTACGAAACCCGCACCGGCTGACGTTAACACTTGGCCGGAAGTACCCGCCAAAGTGGCTAAAGTCAATCCCGAAGCAATGTCTAAAGTTGTGACGTTGGCTGACCCTGCGGTTGTAGCACCAAGGCTTGTGCCGTTAATTGACCCGCCAGTGATGGCAACGCTACTAGCTGCTTGGACTGCCATTGTGCCAAGACCAAGTGCTGTGCGAGCCGCAGAATCAGTCGTTGCACCCGTACCACCATTGGCAATAGCCAACGTACCGGCAAGAGTAATTGTGCCCGAGCCCGTAATCGGCCCACCGGAAGTGGTCAAACCTGTCGTGCCACCTGACACATCAACGCTTGTCACCGTACCCGAACCGGCAATGTTCTGCCAGGTCGCAG